CGCGCCACAAACCCGTCACACCTAGGAGCAGTCCTCTTCCTGGTTCCCAGATTAGGTCATGACGTTCAGATACCTTTATAGCCAGTCTCAGTTGACCGGGTAGATCATACTCCGCAACAACGACTCCTACATCACCGATATCATCCAGAGCATGCGTGAGCGCGTGGAACGTTTCCGCATGGTTATAAGTCCATCTGAAAATAGTCCAGGCTTCGCGAGCATCAGCTAGATAGGCGTAATGCCTAAGTAGTGATTCTTGTTTGTCGCGATATTTATGCCTTTCAGGATACACTTGTCTCTGGAGGATTTCATGTATGGGTCTACGAGGGTAACCTTTGACCCAATAGTGACCGAGGAAGTGAACCTTGTTTTGGTAAGGATCACTATTCTCGCGAGTAGAGTCTGCGATATCACTCTTCTCAACACTGAGTGTAAAACCAAGCTCCGAAGCAGCTTTGGCCAACTCGTCTAGTGGTAGACGCACATTTGATGCGATGATTGCGTCATCACCTAGCACGAGGACACGGTCTCTCTCAAGCGCCTGTCCACTAACGCGTATCCACGCGTAGTTTAGTACCATTAGATTAACAACACTACCAATTAGGCTAGTGAATGCGCTTCCAGATGGTATGCCATGATGCTTTTGATAGACCTCTCCCTTTTGGGTGATCAGTCGAGAATGTATGAAGTCGTTGATGTATCGATTCCAGACATCCACAGCAGTGTCGTCCAGATCAAGATACGTTTTCATAATCGAAAACGCATCTGCGATCATTTTCGCTGGTACACTTGCATCGAAACGTGAAAAATCCACGGAATACACATAACGAAATCTAGACTGCATTGCTGCAACTAGACCCGCTTTTTCGACTCCATGTAGACCCCAACAGAATGGACGTCGTCGCGCCAACGCCTCACTGATTGGCTTGGAGAAACTGCCACCCACAATAGTCGTAGGAAGCGGAGCCATCCATATGAGGCGAGTCTTTGGACCACTAGGCCCAGGCTGTACCCTACGACCAGCCATATAGGGATCAAATCCCCGTTGGCCAGACCATATTGCCTGTGCCAGGCGAATCCCGGAATCCAGGACTTCGCCATTGCGATCGAAGAGAGGAGCGCCAGAATAAGCCTGAGGATCAACCTCAGTCTTTGCCAGTGCCACCAGGTCTTTAGGCTTTCGCCTTCTCTCTTGATTACCTGCAATAGAGTACGTTGCAGCGATCGCGTCGTGGTAAGCCACTGTGTCCCACGGTCGAGACCTCTGAGCGGCACTACTCCCAGTTCCCTGAGGTCGTATTGCAGCTCTCCCGTCACTAGGGACAGTCCGACTAGGATCGCCGTCGCTGCGTCGATATCCTTCGGGCGCATAGCCCCGACCTCTGTGAGGATGTACGGACCCGTGAATTTTGTTTCCGGAGTACTCACGTCTACGGCATGAGCACGTTCCGATTCCAGAAACGGTAGACTGATTGGACGTGGTGGAGGTATGGGAGGCATGAATGGGACAGCCATATCTGGCGAGCCCTTCTTCCACCCATTCGGGGTTGGTGACACTCCGATTATCCCTTTCCGTGTCCAGCCCAGAGTAGTGCTTACGCAACATCCAGCCTAGGAGTCTATCCTCCGACGGAGTTACGATCGCTCGACTGAGCCATGACAACGCGCTTTCGAATTTTCTAGACTTAGTCCGATATGGACCTTTATAGTCTAGCCCTGCTCTAGACCTAAGCTGGGTGTTCGTAGGCGCAGCAATCTGCGAAGAAGAATCCTCCGCTTGCGCGATACTCATATATCGCCCCTAACGTAAGCTGGCCATCGCAGTACAATGTGTTGCTGGCCACACACACACATCGTCTCTTCCCTACATATGGTTACCTCCAGTCGGGATGAGTGGTAACTCACCTCATCATCGCGAGGAATCCGATTCCCAATCGGCGCAGACACACCACGATCTACGGGCTTACGAGCCAACGTGCCTTACGGCTACTGAACACACTATACCGAGCGTGAACAATATGTCTTACGTGACAAACGCACCAAAAGGTGGTAAACG